AAAAAACAGACGAATTTAACCCACCTCCTGCTGATACATATAATAGAGTTTCTAGAACTATAGAGGTTTTATATTCAGGTGTAAAAGTTCTTGGTACAGATATAATGCTAAAATGGGAACTTGCTGAAAACATGACTAGACCTAATTCTGATAGCACTAAAGTTGAAATGAACTATGCTATATGTGCTCCTAGAATGTACAAGGGTAGAATAGAGTCTATAGTAAGTAAGATAACAGGTTTTGCTGACATGATTCAAATAACACATTTGAAAATGCAGCAAGTTTTATCTAGAATGGTACCAGATGGTGTATTCTTAGATATGGATGGGCTTGCTGAAGTTGACCTAGGTAATGGTACAAACTACAACCCGGCTGAAGCATTGAATATGTATTTCCAAACTGGTAGTATTGTTGGTAGATCCTTAACTCAAGATGGAGAGCTTAATAGAGGTAAAGTACCTATTCAAGAACTACAGTCATCAGCTGGAAGTGCTAAGCTACAAAGCTTAATAATGACTTACAATTATTATCTACAAATGATAAGAGATGTAACAGGTCTTAACGAAGCTAGAGATGGTAGCATGCAAGATAAAGACGCTTTAGTAGGTATAGCAAAGATGGCTGCTAATCAATCTAATATAGCAACTAAGCACGTTAATCAAGCTAGCTTGTTTCTTGCTCTTAGAATATGTGAAAACATATCTTTAAAAATGGTTGATGTACTTTCTTTTCCTTTAACTAAAAATGCTTTAATAGAGAGTATATCACTATTTAATGCTAGTACGTTAGCTGAAATAGCCACACTTAATCTACATGATTTTGGTATATTCTTAGAACTAGAACCTGACGACGAAGCTCAAGCTCAGTTAGAGCAAAACATACAAATAGCTTTACAAAGTGGAGGTATTGATTTAGAAGACGCTATAGATATAAGGCAAATAAAAAACCTTAAATTAGCTAATCAGCTGTTAAAGCAGAAAAGAAAAAAGAAACTAGCAAGAGAACAGGCGCAACAACAACAAATGATTCAAGCGCAAGCACAGGCAAATGCTAAAACTACAGAGGCTGCCGCTATGGCTGAGGTTCAAAAAAACCAAGCTATGACAGAATCAAAGGTGCAAGTAGAGCAAGCTAAATCACAGTTTGAGATTCAAAGGATGCAAACAGAGATGACGGTTAAGCAACAGCTAATGGCTCAAGAGTTTGAATATCAAAAACAGTTAGCTCAAATAAAAATGGGCGTAGAGTCTGAAAAAGAAAACAAAATAGAGGATAGAAAAGATAAAAGAGTTAAATTACAAGGAACTCAACAAAGTCAATTAATAAATCAACGACAAAATGATTCAGCTCCAGTAGATTTTGAAAGTGGAGATTCATCACAACTAGGCACGTTTGGTTTACAAAATATAATGCCGCCTAGTTAACTATTTAATAATTATATAATATTTTATCATGTCAGAAGAAACAAAACCACAAGAACCCGTTAAACAAGAAGGCGAGTTCAAAGTTAAAAAAAGAAAACCTAAAAATCTAAGTTTACAATCTAAGGAAGAAATAACTAAGGTTGATTTAACAAAACCAGAAGCAACAGGTGAGATAGCTCCAGAGGTTATAAAAATAGAAGTACCTACTGAGGCTCTAAACAAAGAAGAAGATGCCATTCAAATCGGAGAAACAAAGAAGATGGATGTGGGCGAACAAACCGGAGATAGCTCTGGAATGGACGAACAAGTATCAAAGCCCGAAAAGGTTGTTGAAGAAATTACCCCCATCCAAGAAATAACAAAAGAAGAGGTAAAGGAAATAGCTCAAGAAGTTAAAGAAGCACAAAGAGATGAAAAAATCTTAGGTAAACCTTTACCAGAAAATATCGAAAAGCTAGTATCTTTTATGGAAGAAACCGGCGGAACTGTACAAGATTATGTAGCTTTAAATAAAGACTACAACTCTTACAGTTCTAAAGATGTTTTAAGAGAATATTATACAAAGGCAAAACCACATTTAGATCAAGAAGAAATTAGCTTTTTAATGGAAGATAATTTTGATTTTGATGAAGATGTAGATGAGCCAAGAGAAATACGTAAGAAAAAACTTGCGTTTAAGGAAGAGGTTGCAAATGCAAAACAATTTCTTGAAAGTTCTAAGAGCAAATATTACGACGAGATCAAGTTGAGACCGGGCGTTACTCAAGAGCAACAAGAAGCTATTAGCTTTTATGACCAATATAAGCAGCAACAAGAAGTTGCTACACAAATGCACGGTGATTTTAGAGACAGAACTAAAAAACTATTCAACAATGAATTCAAAGGTTTTGAATTTAATCTTGGGGAAAAAAGATTTAGATATGGAATTAAAGATCCGGTTAAAGTAGGTGAACTACAAGCTGACGTACAAAATTTCGTGGGTAAATATACAAACGAAGAAGGATTAATGACAGATGCTGCAGGTTACCATAAAGCGATGTATGCTGCTATGAACGCAGATAAACTTGCTAATCATTTTTACGAACAAGGAAAAGCTGATGGTGTAAAAAGCATAATCAGTGGATCTAAAAATCCATCTAAAGACGAACCTAGGCGAGTTGCCGACGGAAATGTATTTATAAATGGATTAAAAGTTAAAGCAATTAGTGGGTTAGACTCGTCAAAACTAAAAATTAAAACTAAAAAGTTTAACTAATTAAAAATTAAAATTATGGCAATTGCTCCGCAATTTGGTTCAATCGTACCAAGTCAACAACAACAAACGTTGGCAAACAACTACCTAAATTTTACAGGTGGACAAAACGATTTCTCACAACAATACCTACCAGAGCTTTACGAAGCAGAGGTAGAAAGATATGGTAACAGAACGTTATCAGGATTTTTAAGAATGGTTGGCGCTGAAATGCCAATGACATCTGATCAAGTAATTTGGTCTGAACAAAATAGATTACACATTGCTTACAACGACTGTACTTCAGCTTCTGGAGCGGGAACAATTACAATTCCTGTTACAGCTGCGGGTGCTGCTGTGCCAATTGTAAACGTAATTTCTCCAGGTGCAACAATAGTTGTAATGGATCAATTCGGTGGTGAAGCAAAATGTTTCGTTAGAACTTCTGACACTCGCTTAGCAGGTGGAGGAGGTAATCCAGGACAGTTAGTTGTAGAGCCTTATGGTTTCGCTAATTTAGCTGCTGCTGGTATCGCTGACGGTGCTGGAAAAAAGATATTTGTTTACGGTTCTGATTTTCAGAAAGGAACTTCAACTGCAAACGCAGCTGTAGGAGCAAATACTTACGCTGCTAACGCTAACCCTATGGTTACTGTAGATCCTAGCTTTACTCAATTTTCAAACTCTCCAATAATCATTAGAAGTACTTATACTATTAATGGTTCTGACACTGCTCAGATTGGATGGGTAGAAGTTGCTACTGAAGATGGAACTGGAGGATACTTATGGTATTTAAAAGCTGAATCTGAAACTCGTTTACGTTTTGAAGATTACTTAGAAATGGCAATGGTTGAAGGAGAATTAAGTGCTGGTGGACCTGCTGCATTAACAAATCAAAGTGGTGGTTCTCAAGGTTTATTCTCTGCTATCAGTCAGAGAGGTAATGTACAAACTGGATTTACAGCTGCTGCTGGATTAGATGCTTTTGATGCAATACTTAAAAACTTAGATACTCAAGGAGCTATTGAAGAAAACATGTTATTCTTAAACAGAGCTACTGCTCTTGATTTTGATGATATGCTTGCTTCTATCTCAGGTGGATTCGCTGGAGGTACTGCTTTTGGATTATTTGAAAATTCTGAGGAAATGGCATTAAATTTAGGTTTCTCTGGTTTCAGAAGAGGTTCTTATGACTTCTATAAAACTGACTGGAAATACTTAAACGATGCTTCTACTCGTGGAGCTATTGCTGGACCTGCATCTATTGAAGGTGTATTAGTACCAGCTGGAACTTCTACGGTATATGATCAAATCTTAGGAACAAACATTAGAAGACCATTCTTACACGTGCGTTATAGAGCTTCTCAAGCTGATGACAGACGTATGAAGTCTTGGTTAACTGGTTCTGTAGGAGGTGCTTTTACTTCATCTTTGGATGCAATGGAAGTAAACTTCTTATCAGAAAGATGTTTAGTTACACAAGCTGCGAACAACTTCGTATTGTTCAAAGGAATCTAAGATTCAACAAATGTAATTCTTACCCTCGTTGTAATTACGGGGGTAACAATTACCCTTATAAAATTATTTAATTATATTATATTATGTCAACAAAAAAACAAACTAAACCTACTGAGTGGGAAATAAAAGATAGAAATTACTATCTAACAGGTAACGAGTCACCATTGACTTATACAATACCTAGTAAGCATACAAAAAAACATCCATTATTGTGGTTTGATGAATCAAGAGGATCTCAAAGAGAACTTAAGTACGCAACAAACCAAGCATCTGTCTTTGTAGATGAACACAAAGGAGAATCAACGATGGGTCATATAACTTTTAGAGACGGCGTTTTAGCTGTTCCAAAAGAAAAACAAAACTTACAAAAACTATTATCTTTATATCACCCTTTGTCAGGGCATAGATTTAAAGAACTAAAACCACAAGAAAATGCTGTTAACGAATTACAGTGGATGGAGTGGGAAATACAAGCACTTTTAGCAGCTAGAGATATGGATATAGACCAAGCTGAAGCTGTATTGAGAGTGGAAATAGGAACTAGCATAAACAAACTAAGTTCTAAAGAAATAAAGAGAGATTTATTAATGTTTGCTAAATCAAATCCACAATTATTTATGGAGTTAGCAAATGATGAAAATGTACAATTAAGAAATTTTGGTATAAAAGCCACTGAAGCTAGAATAATAAAGTTATCACAAGATCAACGTGTATTTACTTGGGCTAGCAATGGAAGAAAATTAATGACTGTACCATTTGATGAAAATCCATATGCAGCGTTTGCTGCTTTCTTGAAGACTGACGAAGGAGTAGAAATATACAAGTCTATCGAGAAAAAGTTTAAATAACATGTAATACTAATATAGGGCTCGTTCACTCGGGCCCATATTATAATAAACAAATTAAAATGGCAATAAACGTAGATCAAGTTTATAAAACAGTCTTGTTAATAATAAATAAGGAACAAAGAGGTTATCTCACGCCTAACGAGTTTAACAAGTTAGCTACTCAAGTACAGCTTGATATAGTTGACACTTACTTTGAAACTATAAACCAACAACTACGAGTGCCGCAAAACGAAAGTGAATACGGCAACAGGTATAAAAGCGTACAGGAAAAACTTGACGTTTTTAAAACTATAGGCTCTTGTACTTATACGGCGCCAACTACCACGCAACCAGGTTTTTTTACAACCCCAACATCTTCAGGGACAGCTACTGGAACTCAAAACTTAACAGGAACACTAAACACTATATCATATCCTTTAACAACTATAACTCAAGCTCAGGTTGAACAAAGCCAAGTTGTTGTAACTGTTAATGGTGTTGTATACACCAACTACAATATAACAGGTGGTAATTTTAATTTAACAGCTGGAGCACTAGGGGTAGGCGTAAGTATAGTTATAACATTGTATCCTTTAGATTTTTATAAGTTAGGTACTGTTATTTATAATGACGACAAAGAGGTTGAAGCTGTTCAAAGAAATGAACTAGCTCAATTAAACTTATCTACAATAACTAAACCTTCAACTTATTTTCCAGTTTACATATACGAAGATAATAAAATAACTATATATCCTCAATCAATAAATTCTAACGTACAAGCTACTTACGTTAAAAAACCAGCGGATGTTGTTTGGAACTTTACATCGTCAGCTCCTGACTATACATACACGTGGAATCCTTCAACATCAGTTGACTTTCAGTTAGATATAACAGAACAAACAAATGTTGTTTTGCAAATTTTGCTTTATGCTGGAGTTGTAATAAAAGATCCAAGTATAGTTCAAGCCGCTGCTAGTGAAATTGCTCAAGAGGCACAAAACGAAAGAAACTAATATACAATGGCTATACAACCTACTAATAACGGATTAATAACTGAAAATTCTCAACAGTATTATCAAGGAACGCAAGACTTTAGAGGAGCTGGATCTGTAGCACCTAATCAAAAATTTACAACAGATTTTAATACAGACTTAATATTAGGAAGTCCTACTAGCTGGAATCCTAGTGACCCTGACTATGGCTTAAACAACTTTAAAGTTTACACAAGTCAAAGCGGTTTAGCTGGGACCTGGAGTCAATGGGTTACAGAAATAGTAGTTACTAATGGCAAAACTATATCTTTAACTGCGTCTCCACAAGCAAACGCTTTTATAGTTGTTCAATTAAAAACATTAAGTGGTGGTAAGTACGCCAACACAGAGGCTGAAAAAGCATACGGGCAAGCAGTAGAAGATAACTACGGAGGATATCAATATATTAAACTAAACGACATTGTTAGTAATTTCTTAGTAGGATATATAGGGCAAGGTAAATTAATACCAAACGCTAAAAGAACGGATGTAATATTCCACACTAAAAGAGCAATGCAAGAGTTTAGCTATGACACTTTAAAAAGTATAAAAAAAGCTGAACTAACTGTACCTAACGAGCTTACTTTAGTGCTGCCTCAAGACTATGTTAACTATGTAAGTATGTCTTGGATTGATGAATTAGGTGTTAAAAGACCTATGTATCCAGCCAACAACTTAACAACTAGCCCTTACTACACTCAAGCTCAAGACTCAGCAGGTATACCAACTCAAGATCAATGGGGTAACGACATAGAAGGAACGTCTATAACTCAGGAAAGATGGCATAACGCTAACACTGATTTTATTGACGGTAATTTTACCAATGATTTTACAAATGATATGTGGGCTTACAACTGGGGTGACTTAGGCAATACTATTGGATCTGGTTACGGAAGAATGTATGGAATGGATCCTCAGTACTCTCAAATGAACGGATGGTTTAATATGAACGAAAGAGAAGGTAAAGTTTCTTTTTCAAGTAATTTAGTTGGTAAACTAATAGTACTAGAGTACATCTCAGATGGACTAGCTTTTGACCTAGATAGTAGAATACCTAAAATGGCTGAAGACGCAATGTATGCTTATATATTACATGCTCTTATATCTACTAGAATAAATCAACCAGAGTACATAGTTCAAAGACTAAGAAGAGAAAAAAGCTCTAAATTAAGAAATGCTAAAATAAGATTATCTAATATAAAACTTGACGAAATAGTTCAAGTGATGAGAGGTAAATCTAAATGGATTAAACATTAAGTCACATGAGTTTTTCATCAAAATTTACGGGTAAAAACCCTATTAACAAACAAGATCCACCAAACCAGTCTAACGCTTTTTCAAACATAGAACATAAAGCTGAAGAGGCTTTAAACTTTCCACAAGAAAAAGCAAGACAAAGAACTGATGAGTATTTAAGTATTACTCCAGACAAAGATGGTTTAATGAAAGAGCAAAACTCTTTTGAGCACGGCGATACGGCTAGACATTATTTTGCTGGTGATCAAACTTCTAGATCAATACAAGACAAGTTAGGTTCTTTTGGAAAAACACTACCAGGTAAAACTATTGGTGTTATTGGTTCTAATGTAGGCGGATTAATTCACGAAGCTCAAAATATAAAAGAAGGCAGACCTATTTTAGAATCAGTAGAAGATGCAACTAATAATTTTGTAGGTTCACTTGGATCTTTGTTTTCTAAAAACACTAGCACTAAAATATTAGATAGATTAAAAAAATATTTACCAGACGGAAAAGTAAAAAATTAATACATGGCAGAGGCTAAAAATAGTTTCATCAAGTCTAAAATGAATAAAGATTTAGACGAGAGACTTATACCAAATAACGAATACAGAGACGCTTTAAATATAGCTGTCTCTAGATCAGAAGCAAGTGACGTTGGAGCTTTGGAGTCTATATTAGGTAACAATAAAGTTACATCTAACGAATATGATGAAGCTGGTGAGGTGATAGGGTATTTCGTTGACGACGCTAATTCTCTTGTGTATTATTTTAAAACAAACTGGAGTGGCGTTGCGCTAGCGCCAAGCACAGCCTTATGCCAGATACTAGTGTATAATTCTATACTTGATACTACAAACGTAAAAGTTGAAGGATATTGGTTGAACTTTTCAACACAAAGTCCAGTGTTAGGTGTTAATTTAGTTGAAAACTTACTATTTTGGACAGATAACAGAAATCAACCTAGGAAAATAAATGTAGAACAACCTTCTACCTATTACTTTAATGAAGACCAAATTTCTGTAGCAAAGTTTGCACCTATATTTCCACCTCAGTATTTAAATTTAAGAGCTCCTCTTATAAACAATTATTCGCCAGAGCTAGATACTTACCCTTCTACAATGACAAACGCCGCTGATCCAGACACTGTACCAGTAGGTGTATACGAGGTTAGTGACTCTAACTTAGCTGTAACTAGATATAGAAATGGAGACCCAATAGTTGAAGCACAGACTTTAGCTTCGTGGCAAGCCGCAGACACCGGTCAGTATGGAGCTTTTTGCTATTATGATGAATACATAGGAAACGAAGTTACTTATGGTGTTTTATACAACAAATATGCTGTAATGGATTCTAGAGGCTTAGCACCTATAGGATTTACAATACCAACAACTGCACAATGGAATGGCATTATAGGTGCTGGTGGAGCTACTTCTAATCTTTTCAAAAGCACAACGCTCTGGGACAATCCACCTCAAGCAAACACAAATGCTAACGGAATGAATGTTAAGCCTGGTGGTTGGAGACAAGGTGCGTCTAGCAGTAATGACTTTAGAGAATTAACTACAAGAGCTAGGTTTTGGACGAGTGATGCTATTACCGCAAATAATCTTTATGTTAACTTTAGTAACACTAACGCTTTACCAGTCACAACATTAACAAGTCCATCTTCTTACGGAATGTCTGTAAGAGTTATAAAAGAAGCAGGTTATAACGGTTGGAATGGAGATCCCGAGTTATTAAAAGATAAGTTTGTTAGATTTAGCTATAGATTTAAGTTTGACGACAACGAATACTCAGTAGTAGCTCCTTTTAGTCAAGATGTTTTTATACCTGAACATGAAGGTAAGTTTATTAATGATGATGAAACTCAGGCTTTTATTACTACTGTAGTTGAGTTTATGCAGAACAGTATTAACAATGCTGTACTAAACATTAAACTTCCTTGTATAGATATAATAAACAACTACAAAATAAAAGCCATAGAGATAATATATAAGGAGTCAGACAAGCAGGCTTATCAGATATTAGAAAAAGTAGATGTTGACGCCGCGTTTATAAGTAATTTAAATTATACTAATGTATATCAATACAATTATCAATCTAAGCAACCTATCAAAACAATGCCAGCGTCTGAGACCACTAGGGTTTTCGACAAGGTGCCTGTTAGAGCTTTAGCACAAGAATCTAGTGGTAATAGAATATTATATTCTAATTACGTAGAAAGTTACACAGCACCGTTAGGTTTAGATTATTACACGTCTGTAGCTGATAAATCTACTCAGCAATTTATAGAATATCCACAACATTCATTAAAGCAAAACAGAAATTATCAAGTTGGTATAGTTTTAGCAGATAAGTTTGGTAGACAAACTGATATTGTTTTGTCTAATTATGACGGTTTATTAGACGTCAATGGTGATCCTCAACCAGGCTCTAACGTGTTTTCTGATTACAACACCTTGCAATTTAATGGTAATATATTAAATTGGCCTGGTGATACGCTTTCTGTAAACTATCTTCAACCTATACCAGAAAACTCTTTAACATCGGGTTACCCAGGTGCTTATGCTCAAGGAGAGTATTATGCTGTAAATATTGAAGATGGAACTGGAACCACGGGCACAGGAGCTTTGTATCCTTATTTTGAAAGTCAAAGTTATCAATACTTTACCGCAAACACAACAAATTTAACAACAACATTTTTTGCTTATGCTATCAAAGCTGTTGATTTCCAAAATAATGCTAACATTCTCAATGTATATGTTAATGAAGGTAATGGTTGGATACTAAAAAAAATAAACGATGATTACACAGCAAGTGTTAGTTTAGCTCATGTAAACGTTGTATTTAATAACGCTATAACTCCTGGTTTTAACGTTAAAGTAGAGTTGTTGTTTGGACCTAATAGATACTATCAATATAAGTTAGGATCAGCTGGGGTGCGCTCAAATGGAACTGGGCTTATGTTTGATAATTTTACTACAAATTATGGTAGATGTTTTTCAGTTGGTAGAAAAATGTCAGGCCAGTATATAGACTACACTGATATAGTAACTGTAACACCATCTAGTTCAACACCTGTGTATGATATAACTATACAAACCAAGGAAGAAATAGATATTAAATATCTGTTTTCTAATACACCAGATCTCTCACAACCAGAACCTAGCCTAACGTCGAACATGACTCGTGCTACTTACGATATAAACGTAAATGGTTTTTACACTTATAAGTTTGGAGTAAAACAACAACAGCAAGATTATTATAATGTTTATTTACCTGGTATAATAA